CTGCAATATCTGCAATATCACTAGAACTATAATCTAATGAACCAAAATTAGCTGATGTGATAAATGTTCCTTCTAATCTCCATTTTTGAACTACAGCTCCTGGTGGATCTAATAATTCTAAATCGATATCTTTCTTGTATCCAGCAGCGTAACCCATACGACCTGTTACTGATTCAGCACATAAACGAATCCATTCCATAAGTGCTTGTGATGCTGAAGGTCCAATTGGATCTTTGAAATTAACGTCAATTGTTCCCCAAGTAAATCTACCTGCTACATATGTAGAAGTATTTAAGAATGGAACTTCTGTATCGGTAATTGTTATTGTTGGTCTTGCTGCCGATGTAACATACCATTCGTTAATACCTAAAGTTGATGGGAATCTTACGATAAACCTATTTTTTCTTAACGGTTCAAATGGTAATGGTATTTTGCTTAATAAATCTGCCATATTTTTTTAATTTAAATTTTTATCTTTATACATATAAATAGTGTGTTTTCATAAATATTCATTCACCACTATTTTTCTTATTTTTTTTAGACAAGTAGAAATATAAAGAGAATAAACACCCAGATATGAGGTAAAAAATTGAAACTGTAATCCAATATGAACCTGTCAGGTTGAGGATAGTGAAAAAAATCATATCGTAACCAAACGGATTGAAGAACATTGCTGTCATCAGTATGGCAGTTAGATAATTTTCTTTTATCTTGTTTTGAATTTTTAAAATCATTACGTTTCGTGTCCATATCTTAAAAGGGTTTATTTACTTAAAACAACTACTTATTCATTGCTAGTCAATAAATACACGATAAATAAAAAAATGAATATTTTTTTTTATATACGATTATTTTTACCTATATTTGCATATAATAATGATTATTTAAATCTATATGTATAAAAATAAAGACTTAAAAGTATTTGTAAGATTTGGTGGTGTTAATCTTAAAACCCAAAAAGGTTATGAGTTTAATCCTACTACTTTCCATAAACCACCAACTAGACGTGGATTTTATGCCATGCCTAAAATAGCTCAAGAATATTTTCTTATAGGTTCAATAAACACATTTCAACCCGGTACTGTTGCTAAAATTAGGGATGATGAAGATTATTTTGATTGGGATAAAAAACGTAGAAAATCAATGTCTTTAAGAAGAAAAGAATTTAGAAAGGTTAAAGGTTTTATTTGGCATCATCTTAGTGATTATTGTGATATGAATGAAATTATCGCAATTCACGGTTCTTGGGTTAAAACAACCATACATCATTGGGAAATCGCTTTTAAAAGAATGTCAATTAAATTAAGATATGGTGAATCTAAACAAGGTTTTGACTTCTCAGTTAATTCTATTAATAACGCTAAAGGTATTATGGGTTTTTATTCTAAAGATCATTGTGAAGTTTTTTTTGACGAAAAAGTATAATTTAAAATAAAAAATAGCAAAAAAAAAGGTGGAATAATATCCACCTTTTTTTATAGAGTTTAATTAAGATTATCTTAATTCTGCGATGTTAAATGTTCTAACACCATCTACTGTGATAACACCATAGAACCTATTGTTCAACACCTTAGTTGCGTATCTAGTCATGATACCTTTAATAGGTGCGAAAGTGAATGGATTATACATAGTTGGAGTTAATTGTAATGGAACGTATGGAGCGTATACATAACCAGTATCTAACATAGATGAACCTTTGTGTCCGATTAACACTTTGTTAGCTGGGAAGTATGGATCTCTATACACTTTGTATCTTCCTTGAAGAGTTCCAATTTTTTCAATACCCATATTGTATTGATCTTCTTCAGGGTTAGCGTTTGAAACGTGGAAGTATTGTAAATCATCAAAGATTGCTGAAACTTCAGCTGAACAAACGATCCAGTTAGCACCACCTCTTAAAGTTGATTTGAAGATTTGAGCTGAAATTTGATTGATTGCTGTAATCAATGTTTGGTTCCAGTCTTTTTGAGTGTATGGAGCTTGACCTGCTGAGAATCTCTTCCAACCATTCCAATCCCATCTTAATCTCCAAGCCGCTGCTTTTCTTAAATCTCTCAAGATTTCTCTATCAATTTCCGCTGCGATTTCTTCAGATAAAATAGCTGTTAATTCAGCTTCTGCGTCAATGTTATGGAATGCACTAACGTCTTGAGCCATTTCAGGAGACCATTGTGCTCTTAATTTTCTTTCTGTTACAGAGATTGTTACTGAATCTAATTCGAAAGAAACTTCACCTAAAGCTGCTTCAAATTCTAATTCTCTATATTGTCTCCATTTAGCGTAGAACTTAGCAGTTGCACCACCATTTTGATGTGCTCCAGGGATGTATGAACCTACATAACCATCTACTGAATCACAAGATACACAAGCTGGACAACTTAAATCTACCTCAACATACATCAATCCGTTTGCGTTACAAACATCTTGAGCTGAAGATTGAACTGTTTGACCACCTAAAGTTCCTTGAACTTGTTTCCAATAATCAACGATTTGTCTTGAATATTTTTGAGTTACAACTCTAAATTCCATTGGTGAATTAGCTGCGTATGACAAGTTTTGTCCTGCACCTGAACCAACACCACCTGTTGAACCTGTACAACAATATAGTGCTGTGTTATTTAAAATTTGGAATGAAGCTAAAAATTCTTCAGTATCCATTTCATTACCATTCGGTCCAATGATTTTACCAGCTCCACCTGAAGTGAAACCTGATACTTCTAAAGTTGTATATCTTGTACAACCTGAAGCATTAACACCAGCAACTGTTGTAAATACTGTAGTTCCACCTGATAATGTAGTTAAACTAACTTGTCTTAAACCTGAAGTCGTGTTTGATGTGAATTCTTGGTAAGCTCCTTTAGATCTATCAAAAAGAACGTCATTATCTAAACCAGTAGTTGACTCATAATATGAATCATACAAGTTTGTTGGTTGGAAAGTTGTTGTATCTTGAGCACCTGTTCCTGGGTTTGGATAACCAAAAGGATTTGAGTGTGCGTATGTAACACCATCATTTAATAATATTCTTTGAGAAATTTTAGGAACGAAGAAGAAAATTCTACCAATCGGCATGTTCAAAGCTTGAACTGAAACGATTTCGTTAGCTAATAATTTTGAGAATACCCTTCTAATGATAGGGAATACTACTGTTTCGAAAGAACCTGCTGCGTCTGTTGCGGTTGCTTCATTGATTAAGAAAGAAGCTTGATTTTCGAATAATTGAGCCACATTGTCTTTAGTGTGACCTTCTAAACCTTCAAGAAAGCCCATTCTATCCCATTTTTCAATGGTTTGCTCTCTTACAAGTTTCATTTGTTTTAATCCGATGTTTCCTACTTCACCAGATTTTAATAAAAAACTACTCATAGTTGTTATTTGTTTATTTGTTTTATTTTATTTATTATTTTCTTGATGGACTTAATTTAGCCATCAATTCTTTTATTTGTTTTATTTTTGGATCTTCATAAACTACCGATTCAGTTAATTTAGATGAACTAGGATTTAAACTTCTATCTACACTCTCTGATAAATCGCTTAAGTTAGAAATAGATTTCTTACTTGATAACTCATCTGTGATGATTCCGAATAAACTCTTAGATTCATTGATATTTTTCACGTTATCAAATCTTTTAAGAATATCAAATTTTTCTTTTTTGGTTGTTGTGTGTTCTGTGAACAATTTGTTAGTGTATGAAAGATTGGTGTAATAAACAGCCATTTCATTCATCTTTTCTTTTAATGTAGATAAAGCTTTTTTGTATTCTTCATTTTTAACTTTATAACCTTCTAATTCAGATTCAACTAATGAAAGTTTTCTAGTTAAAGATTCAACCTTAAATCCATTCTTATATGAATAGTTTCTGTTAGGTGTGATTGCTTTTCTTAAACCTCTAGAACCGTCTTTTGAACCAAAACCGTATGTTCTAGCAGCTTCTTCTAAGTCCTCATCATCTTCATCTGTGTCCTCATCTTCATCAATAACTTCTTCTTCTTCAGAAAGTTCAATTTCATACATAACTTCTTCTTTTTCTAAAGCATCTTTTGTTGACATATTGTGTTCGTCACCATATTCATCAAGTTCTTCATCATCTTCGTCCATCATTTCTCTCATCCAACCTTCGAATTCCTCATCTTCATCCATCATTCCATCGGTTACAGGATAAACATCTTCTCCATCCATATCATCATCGTCCTCATTATCCAATTCGATTTCTAAATCATCGAAATCTTCAAATGACGCTTCATCCAAATACTCATCAAGTTCTTCGTCAGTCATTTCTTCAACGCCTTCCATTTGTAGGATATATTCTTTATCCCCATCTTTAAAGCGAACTCCGCTGTCTGTTTTAGTAACTTCAATAGAATCTTCTGGACCCATAGCTTTAAATACTTTGATTACATCGGTATCTGATGCGTTTGTCATATCCATAACTTCTTCTTCCCCTTCTTCATCATCCATTTCTGGCATTTCAGGAGCTTCATCATCCATTTCTGGCATTTCAGGAGCTTCAGGTGCTTCCGGCATTTCAGGTGTTTCCATACCCATAGAATCCATTTCAGGTGATTCAACCTCTTCTTCTTCAGTTAAAGAACTTTTAATGAGATCTTCGATCTCTTGCTTCATAGCTGACGCTAGAACTTCCTTTCCTACTTCTTTCACTGCTTCCTCTAATTGACTTGCTTCTATTAGAGCTTCTTCAATAATTGAATTTGTTTTTTTCATGTTTTTATAAAATGATTTTATTCGTTACATTATAAATAGTGGGTTTTTCGGTAAATCATCATTTTAACTTAAATATTTTTTATAGGACATAAAAAAACCCTTGATTATCAAGGGTTGTTATAGAAATAAAAGGGCATAAAAAAACCCTGATTTTACAGGGTTTTTAGTTTTTAGATTGCTTTTCCATCTTGTATGATAGATTCAACCTTAGTTTTAGTTACACTTTGAATACTCCAATCATAAACTGTCCCATCCATAAATTGAACCATTTGGGCTTCCACATCAGTTGGACTTACCGCTTTTACGATAAATTCTTCATTTTTTTTCTTAACCTTACCTGAGTTTTCGTCAGGTATTAACATTGTTGTAACGCACTTAAAGTAATAAAAATCTTTTTCTTCCATAATATTTAACATTTGTAGTTTAACTATAAATAAAAAAACCCAGATTGGAAATATCTGGGTTTCAATTATTTTTTATGTTTAATGATTAATTCACCTAACACTTCTATTATACCTACTAATTTTTGGAAGTCTACTTGTCCGATATTTACATCTTCGCTTAAACCACATAATTTATCTAAACGTTCCTTTAACTCACTTTTAGATTTTTCCAAGTCAAATTTACCTTCCGATGCTTTTTTATAGTATGGTAATTTAACAATAAAATGGTGATATGTCAGCATAGACGATCCACCTTTTTCTTTGGCGTTATTAGCTATCTTTTCAGCACCACCAAACCTTTTAGATGCGAATTCTTCAAAATCATCAGATTTAATTTTTTTAAGTTGTTCTTCTGTAATAATAATTTTCATAATACTTTATTTTTTAATACGTAATTATTAACACATATCATCATCTTCATCTAATGATTCATCGTTTGGTGTTCTCATTATCCATTCATCCATTTCCATTGAACCTTCATCTGATTTACCCATAAAGAAATCGAATACTTGATCCATATTGTTTTTAGCTTCTGATATATGATCATCAGCCCAATCGTGTCCGTTTTGGATAATACTATCAATCATATTTTTATCCATTGATAATAGTTTCTCACATTGACGTTTTATTTGTTCTAAGTTAGAAAAAAACATATAATTTGTATATGATTCAGAATTATCTTCCCTAATAACTCTTCTAACAATCCGTGTTAAATCCGCTTCTGTTAATTTAATTTTTTTCATATTATTTATCTTCCTTGTGATTTGTAAGGCTTTTTATAATTTTTTGATGATTTACTAGTTGAAGTTTTTGATTTTGCGTGGATTCCATTACCACTTTTTTTAGTGTTTAATTTAATTTTTGTCCCTGATGAAGATTTAGAACCCCCTTTGCCTTTTACTGCCATTATATTAAAAAATTATCAATTGATTTTATTACATCTTCAGAAATAATTGTATTATTATTAATACTTTCTGTATAAATTTTACTTAATGATTGATCGGTAAATAAATAAGCCCCAGGTGTTGATGGTTGTGAAACCAAGTCAAAACAAATTAACTCAAAATCCGATTGAACTATATTTTTATTACCTTCTTTTTTTAACGAACCAATACCTCTTGATGAGATACCAATTGTAATTCCGTGTAATAAAAGATTTGCTGCGATATCAGGTGCGTAATTACCTACATAACCATATTTCTTAAATCCTGGTGAAGTTAAAATTTTAAGCTTACCCCACAATTCTTTTCCTTCCCACCAAGTTTCTATTATCTCGTGTGAAACTCTTTCTAAGTCAATAATTGATGTTTCAGGGTGATTTAATTCCGATATAGCTCTGTGTTGATCAATAACCTTTTGATACTTCTCTACGTTAGCCTTTAATACCTTCTCAGGGTATATTCTACCATTTTTATTTTCTGTATCATATTTTTGAAGAATTGCGTATAATATAATATCTTTATCTTGTTCAATTGAGTATGATTCTACTAGTCTAGAGTTACGTTCAATCTTGGGATCAATATATCCTGTATTGTCTATAATGATACCAAAACCTTCTTCATTCTCTTTTAAGACTCTCAATTTAGAATAATCAATGTATTTTGTCATACCTATAAATATAAGGGAAAATAAAATTTGTTATTTTAATGAAAAATACTTATTGTTTTATCAATTAATAAAATAAATGAATTATCAAAATAAAATATGATTAAAACCGGAAAAAAATTAAATCTAACATTAGATGAAAGATTTAAAGTGAGTTATGGAACTGTTAATATTAAAAATCCAATATCAATCTACTTACAAATGTCAACTTGGATTAAACCCCTTGAAACTTATGAGAATTACGAAAATCTTATAAAAAAACTAACAAAGGATTATAAACAATCATTAAATTACACACTCAAAAACTCTTTCTTTGACGAAAGAAAATGGATAGTCGATTTAGATTTAAGAAGCTCCGGTATGGAAAAAGATAAGAAATCTTTTATGTCGGTAGATACTGTTCTATTTTACCACGAACCACAAGACCCATTTAGAAATGAAATCCAAGCATTCGTTAAACATAAATGTTGTGACTTACTTAAAGTATTTACCGAAAACGATGAGATTGAATGTTATCCTAAAAAATAATTACTATAATATAAACCTGAAGTTCTAGTTGGAATTTCAGGTTTTTTATTGTGGTAAAAATAAACCCCTATAAACTAAAAAACCCCCAATTAAGGGGGTTTTTAATTATTTCCATATATCCGATATGTCAATATCATCTAAATCAATATCATCTTCAGGTTCTTCATATGAACCCATCGCTGTTTCGTAATCTTCTTTGGTTATGGCATCCTTAATATCGTTAGCCAAATCAACCATCATTTGCTTACCCCTGTCAGATTTTTTTAACACTTCTTTCATAAAGATATTAAAATCTCTTGGTGGCATTTGCGCGATTTTTATATATAATTTAGATTTAATATCTAATTCGTTTTCATCAATTGCGTCTAAAAATCTACTCCAAAAACCAGGTCCTAACATTAAGTCCCAATTTTCAGCTTCCAAGAAGTCAGCCTTATTTAGAATATATTTCGCTTTAGCCTCAGCACCTTCTTCATCTGATTGAGGTAATCCCCAAGCCGACATATACTCCATATATGATTTAACAATTTCGTGACAAAGAATTGGGAATGATCTCGCTCTACAAATTAATGTAGGTGGATCGGTTGTAAAATCAACTCTTTCAGAACCACCGGCTTGTTCGTCTGATGAAGCAGCCGCCGCCGCCGCTGCGGGTGGTATCATAAAATAAGCCCATTCTGTAATTGCCATCAATAACCCATATTCCGTGATTAAATCCTCATCAATTGCGTTGATTTCATCTTCAGCCATATGGAACATATATTGTCCTTTAAATGCCGCACCTGCCATCATCGCATTTAAGAATCTTCTTTTAGCTACTTCTAAATCCAATTCTTCAATATTTTCAATAACCTCTTCAGGTTCTTGTTCCATTTCCATTTCAGCTTCTTTTTGAACATCACTCAAATCAACAGGAAGGGTTAAAGACACATCGTATTGTAATGTCCCATCATAATAGATAGTTTTACCATCCTCAACCTTAGTTTGTAATTCACCAGGAATATTGAAGTCTTGTTTCAATAGTCTAATAGCCAATTTCTCTAATTGTGGTTTATGGTTTCTTTCTTTACTAACCATATCATTAACCAAAGCCATTTGTAATCTAACTAAAGCGCCCATATCTATAACACCTCTACCATTTACAACACGGATATTTTTTCTACCCGCATATGTTTTGATTTTTTCAATTGAGCTCTTAAACTGCTCAGACGCCATTATTTCCTCAAAATTACTTTCAGGTGTCCCTTGAGGGTATGCTGGATTAGCACCCAATGGATTTTGTCTGTTTGTTAGGCTACGTTCAATCGAACTGTCTATTCTGTTTGGATTTTCTCCGTATGGAATCATATCTTCTTTTATTAATTTTAAAACTTCTTTTTTCTTAAATATTTTGTTACTCATTTGACATAATAAATGAACTTAGTTTATTACATTACCCTCTTTAAGGTTTTTTAAACATTTAACTAATTCTGTTTTACTACCCACTAATTGTAATTCTACTGAGTAATCTTCGTTAATTGTTTCATTTATAATATCTACGCTAAAATACGAATTAATATGCTCTTTAACAAATTTTTTTGGGTATTTTTTGTTAATTTTCACTTTTTTAGACATTTTCTCTTCACCAGGCTTAGACTCAAACACCGCCTTTGTTCCAGGTTTTGTTTTTGTTGTCGCCACGGCTGATTTATCCATAGCTTTTGGTTTTGGACTTACCGCAGGTTTTGGGTGCTTAGGGGTTGATGGGGTTGGTCTTGTTCCAGGTTTAGTACCAGGTTTAGTTTTTGGTGGAGCCACAGCTGGTTCAGCCGCAGATTCCATTTTCTTACTTAATAACATTTGTTTCTTATTTGAAACAAATTCCATCAAATCCGATTTTTTAATAATATTCATACTACAAATATATTTTTTTTATTTTATTTAATCAATTTATTTTTTCTAAAAAGTAATCTTTACTATATAACTTATCTTTAACTCTCTCTAAATCATCACCAAATTTAAATATCATTCTATCCGTAACGTATGATTCTTCCCAAGCCATAGCTATTATACCATCTTTACAATCATTATATGTGAAAAAATCATTATTTTTAGCTAATTCTAAATCTAAATTATTGGTTTTCAATAACATTACATCTGACATAAAATCAGAATGGGGAAGATCCGGATAACCACTTGCTGGTAATCTATCCCAATCATCCCCATTTACGTTATCTATATCATTTGTAAAAATGAACTCATATATTAATTCACCCCTAAAATTAGGTCCTAACTTATTAATATAGCAAAGATACATTTTTTATTTTAGATTAACAATTTTTTGTATTCTTTATTTTCAGTCATCAATAATGAAATACCATTAGGTTTTACAATAAATCTTTTACCTTTTACTGATTCAAAAATAATGTTATCATTTTCAATTTTATATTTCTTTAATTTAATATTTTTGTTTTCACAAAGAGATAATAAATTATTGATTGCTAATTCTTGTTCATACGTAACAGCTAAATCAACTAAACCCTCTGTTTGAGTTCCTGCTTGTGCCGCTGCTTGGTCTAAACCTGCGAATGGATCTTCACTACCTGTTGCCGGAGCCGCTGGTGCGCCTTCAGGTGATGGAGTTTCAGTTGGAGCACCTTCAGGTGTTGCAGGTTGTTCTTCGTTACCTAATATTTTATTATTTAAAGCTTCTTTATCTTCAGGGGTTAATTTATTTAAATCAACTGCTGATATAACTGAATTCAATACATATTTAATCATTTCGTTATTAACAACCTCTTCGTTTTGCATATTATCTCTAAGAGATTGACCTAATTTACCTGTTAAACTTTGAATTAATTTAACCGGATCGTTTTCATCAACTTCACCGTCCATTGGTGGTGGTGTTGCTGAAGCATCTGGTGATGGTGCAGGAACTCCAACGTCTGTTGTTGGTGCTGATGAAGGCGCTTCAGAAGTTGGTGCTTCAGGTTGTAACATATATTGTTTGTCGGCTTCAAATAATGATTTAGCGTTTTTAACTCCATATTTCTGATTAATATCGCTAATCATTACATTTAATCTCTTAAATGCTTCTGAATAAGATTCGTGTAATTCTTTAGTTTTCCTAACTAACCCACCGATGTATTCAAATTCATTAACATCTTCAGTATGTTTATTAGAATATTTTACAAAGAAATTTTTGTTTTCTCTGAAAATACCATACGATTTACCATCTGCTGCGTGAATAATATAATCTTCATTATTCACCGATTTTTTAGATTCATTAACGGTTTTCTTAATACCCATCAATTCAATTAACCTATTGTGTTTTTCTTGTCCTTGTAGTAATTCACTACCTACTGCTCTGATTGAGTCCATATATTGTTTATTTTAATTTTTATTTATAAAATGCGTATTGTGTATCTCCACTTTGAGCGAATACCCCACCTGCGTTTGATTGTATTATAGGCCTACCCAAATAATCGGTTGACCAACTATTTCCCAAATAAACAGGGAAATCAAATGTTATTAAATATCCTGCTAAAAATACGTTTGGATTACCAACTTCAACAGACTTAACGTCCATATCAAAGTTCATTCCACTAGATAATAGCATTGGTATGCCATTAAATGTAACAGTATAACCAGTGCTAGTCCCACCTGGACCATATCCACCTACAATTATCTGTTCGTATATATAGTTGTTAAAATCGGCACTTGTCGATGGTACAACTACTCTTTGTCCTACACCCATATGAATAAATATATAGTTTTTATTAAAAAGTTATTTTATTTACACAATAAATAGTTACATAATAAAAAAACCCACTTTTTATTGTGGGTTATTTCTTAAATATATTTAAACTCATCGTAAAACCAAGAAAAGTTTTGTCTTATCCAATTGGAAGCATTTACACCTAAAACTTCTTTATAGTCATTCTTTAATGGTTCTAATTTAGGTTTTATTACATGATCTCCATATATACCATAAACAGCGTCATCTTCTTGTGTTATTTGTTGAATATTATTAAAATCGTGTTGATAGTATGGAACTTCCAAATAATTATATATCCGTTTCATTTCAGCATCAGGTTGTCTACATAAATCCTCAAATTTAACAAATAATATTTTTTTATTTATACCTTCTTTTACAATCTGATATAATCTTTCTACTGCCAAACCTACCGGTTGTCCTTGTGTCCAAATATCAATTCTTTTTTCAGTTGTCGTCCCTTGCATTTGTGCATGATCTACAATACCTGAATCTAAATGTTGATTTTTCCTAAAGTTCTTTTCCATTGAAGCGTAAATCGATCTTAAATCTCTTACCATACAAATAACTTTTGGTTCAGGATAAAATGAGTTTAAGAATCCGTAATGAATACCCCAACCTCTAGATTTATCCATTACATATTTTTTATCTGTAATTGCATTGAAATAACCTTCAACACCACCCTTACAAAAGGCTGTAAAACCTTCCTTCATTAAATCTGAATCTTGCGCTTTAAACTCAGGTGATGATGTAAAATTTGCTCTTGAAGCATAAACTAATTCTAATACACCTGATGTTGGTGTAACATAAAAATCAGGATTTTGTCCCATTATATTTTGTAATAGAGTTGATCCACTTCTGGGTAACGAACTTTGAAAGAATATTTTTTCTACCATTATTGTTGATTATTTACTGAATAAATTATTGAATCCATATCAAAGATATTAAAATCAATTAAAGGACATTCGTGGAATACACCATTAAAACTAAAATCAAATAAATAACTATCAGGTAATTTAATATTATCATCAATAGTTGCTGTGAAGTTATCGTGAGCATCGTGTCCAAATAATTTTGGTGATGTCCCAATCCATAGAACGGTTGATTTTTTATTTAATGCTGCGGCTGCGTGTTGTAAGCAACTATCAATTAAGATTCTTTTTTGGCTTACCAATAACAATGAAAATAATTCCATATTTGACATTGGTTCTGTCACGTGCTCACATCCTGGTATTTTATTATCTTCATGCCTACATACTTGAATGATGTGATAATCTTTAGCGTAAAAATTAACCAAAGATTCTGCAACAGGATAAGGAATATCTCTTGTCCAAGAATAAGGGAAATCTTGCTGTAATGGACCTCCGTTTGTTTGTATAACCATAATAGGTCTAGGTCTTTGCCATTTTCTATGTCCGTGTTGTAATTGTCTTACATTGAAAACTAATTCAGGTTGTTCCCCTAAATAATCTAAATTATACAACTTACACCAATTTTCAATAAGAGGTAATTTCTTACCAATATGTTCTGTCGTAAAATAAGGTTCGTGTTTAAATATTAAAGTATCTTGATCTTTAATATAGTCTTGATAAAAGTAAGGTGTATTACCTAATCTAAAAACTTTACTAATAAAGTTTAGATTTAAGAATACTTCAGGGTATGCACATACAACAAGAAGTTCTCTGTCAGGATGATTGTTTTTTATACATTTAGCAACTGCGGTGGCGGCAACGTGCTTACCTAAACCACCTTCTATGTGAAATAAAGCGTATTTTTTCATATATTCAATATAAAGAAAATACGCTTTTAGTAAAGTATTTTATACTATATTTAATACACCACAATTATTCCAAACAGTTCCTGAAGGTAATCCTGTACATGATGTTGGAATATTATTTATATTAAGACAATTTACATATGTGGTGCAATCGGCCGATGTTTTTATATTTGTACCTAAAATAAATGAATGACAATTTGATAATGTATTACTACAACCACCTAAAATAGTGCCATATACACTGCTTGTTGATATTGTATTACATTTACCATTCCCAATTGTAGAATACGCACTACTAATTTTATTATATTGTCCATTCCCAATAAATGAACATGATGTTCCATTTATTACGTTATTTGTTCCACCTAATACAACATTATCACTTCCATTTGCCGTCAATCTACAAGAATTAATAATGAAACCACCCGATGTTGTATTCCCTAATGTACTATTAGTACTAATTATTGTATTAGGGTCCGAATATGAAGAACTAATTACTGTTGATGTGTAAGTATTATTATTTAATGGGTTATATAAAATAACATTATCACCGGTAATACTACTTACTGATGTCGCTGTTAAATATAAATCATTAAATCCACTACTACTAGATAAACCAACACTAGATCCATCAATTACAATAATATCACCAACACTATAATTAGTTCCACCACTTAATACTGATATTGATGTTGGGTAATTAGTTCCACCAGGATATGTTAATGAAAGTCTAGAACCACCCCCAATACCTGAAGTAAGACCTGTTACACTATAAGTCCCACTCGTAATTAAATCACCACTACTATTATATGCGTATATACCTAAAGAAGTTAAAATACCACTAACACCCGGTATAAAATTAGAATTACCACTATTGATATCACCTGAAATAGTTACTTGATTAATGTTAGGTAGTGTTGGATATAAACTATCAACCGTATATGTTATTAAGTTTGTTTGATACCCAAAACCAGGTATATAACTTGGAATACGTATAATATCACCAACTTTATATCCCGCCCCAGTATTTGTGACAGTATATCCTGATGGTACATAGTAATCACACGACCAATTAAATGTTATATCTAACACAGCGCCCCCACCATTACCTGATATAGTGTAAGGTCTAACGGTATAAGTATTTTCAGTAATAGATTGTGTGGGATTACAAGACGTAAGAGATAACTCATTTATCGAACTAGGTGTAGGTGGCCCACTAAAAATTTGTGATATTGGGTATGATATTACCGATCCACCAACAATATTCATAGTTCCGTTATTTATTGATGAATTACCACAAGAATAATTCATATTAAGTAATCCATTTAATATTGTAGAAGTATTACCACTAATAATGTTTTTATAACCATCACCAATAAACGAAAAATCACCATTCATTATATTACGACAACCACCTACGATAGATGATAGTAATCCTGTTGATGTATTAGAATAACCTCCAGATATTGTTGAATAATTATTTGATAAATTATTATTTCTACCACCTAATATATGCCCAAATGTTCCTGTTACGGTATTACCTGAACCACCTAAAATACTTGAATAACAACCTAATGTTGTATTAGATTGACCACCACCAATTGTTGAGTAATCACCACAAGATTTATTATTTTGACCACCACTAATTAATGATTGTAATCCTGTGGTGGTATTTTGAATACCACCACCTATAAATGAACAATTACCTAATGTGTTATTATTGTTACCGGCTCCTATGAATGAATTATTACCTGATGCGTTATTATTTTGACCACCACTAATAACCGAACAACAACCCGATGAACTATTACAACAACCACCACCTATGAAACCATAATTACCGGATGAACTATTACGAAAACCACCACTTACAATTGAATAATTACCTGATACATTATTAATATTACCACCACCAATAAATGAATATATACCTGAAGATGTATTTTGTTTACCACCTAAAATTGCTGATGCTGATCCTGATGATGTATTATTTTGACCACCTACGATTGATGAATTAGTACCTGTGGCTGTATTACAAAAACCACCACTTACAACTGAATAACAACCTAATGTTGTATTAGATTGACCACCACCAATTGTTGATATATCACCTGATATATTATTTTGACCACCTACGATTGTTGAAAAACAACCCGATACTGTATTTCTACCACCACCACCTATGAATGATGTCGATCCTGTAACAACATTTAAACAACCACCGACTATAACTGAATTTATTCCACAAGATGTATTACCAATTCCACCACCTATGAATGAATTATTACACGATAATCTATTACAACAACCACCACCGACAAATGACGATATCCCACTTGAATTATTACGAAAACCCCCTACTATTAAAGAATAATTACCTGAAGATGTGTTTTGCCTACCCCCACCGATGAATGAACTATTAGATGATAAGTTATTATTGTTACCACCCACAATTGATGATGTATTACCTGATATACTATTACTAACACCACCACCTATAAATAAACAATTACCTGATGTATTATTACTATCACCACCCACAATTGATGATAAAGGAGCGGATATGCTATTACTAACACCACCACCAATAAACGAATTAGCGCTTGTAATAATATTGGTGCAACCACCTAAAATTGATGAACAATCATTTACTACCGAATTTAATACTCCACCACCGATAACTGAACAATGTCCGCATATTAAACCACTAGCACCACCAGCAATAACTGAACGTCTAGAGTCTCTTATTGTATTTAATATACCTCCACCAATTACGTTATATGAACAACCTGATGACATTATTGTATTACAACCCCCACCACCTATTACAGAATGAGTTGTACCTGTTATTCTATTTCTTAATCCACCGGCAATCACAGAATGTGTTGATTTAATAATATCACAACTACCCATTGTATTATTTTCACCACCACCAATTACCGCACAATCCGCACCAAATATAGTGTTTCTAAGACCACCACCAATAGTTGAAAAATATGATGTTGTTCCACTAAATCTATATGGATTACTCCAATCTATACACTCAGACAATAATTTATTTTCACTACCACCATTAATAATGGAACCTACACCACATATTGTATTATTACAACCACCATTAATAATATTTACACAACCATAAGTAGTATTAAAATTACCACCGGCAATATTAGAAAAACAACCATTTAATGTATTCCCACTACCCGCAGCAATTATACTAAACCTACCATCAATATTAGAGTCATTACCAATATTATTTCTAGCTCCTCCATTAATAACTGAAAACCCGCTAGATGTTGTATTACCTGAACCACCAAGAACTGATGAGAAGCTGCCTGATGCTATATTATTAGCATTTATTCTTACTGCCGATAATAAACCACTACCAACCTCAATTACTTTTTTATTGATATTAGTTATTGATGTACTACCTGAAATTAAATTATCTACTGAACCCCATCTAATATTATCCGAAGTTGATGAAAGAATGTCACCATCCCCACCGAACGAATTATTAATATCACGAATACCATTTATTGTTTTTAATGAACTAACGTAAGTCGTATTATCAGTTGTTGCGGTTATATTTGAACCGATAATAAATGTATTATTTTGATTAGTGTAGTTATTTTGACCACCTAAAATACTTGAGAACCCACCTAAAAGTGTGTTATTACATCCACCACCAATGAATGAAGATTCTGATGGGTCTTCGTTATTATACAATAAACTATTGTTATGACCACCAATGATAGATGAATATGCGTTTGTTACAATATTATTACACCCGACTAAAATACCTGAATACCCTATCGATACTGTGTTACCATAACCACCACCTACAAACGCTCCTGAATTAATAAACCCCGGATTTTCAATCCAATATGACGCGACATTACAACAACCACCACCCACAAATGAATAATTACCCGTTGCGGTATTTTTATAACCCCCACTTACGGTTGAATACCCGAATTCTGAAGGTATAGCATCGTTACCAGACGATGTATTGCATTGACCACCTAATACAGTTCCGTAATTTGCCGTAACGTCATTATTATTGTTAATTCTTATTGTTGATCCGTTACAAGTTCCAACCTCAATAACTTTATTATCTATTTGTGATTTAGTATTAGAACTATATGAATTAAAATCAGTTATATTTAATTTATTATTAATAGATGGTAAATCATACGCCGATAATTTATTACCAATATATTTAGCTGCTTTAATTACAAAATTACTACTACCATCCCAATCAGAAGGGATATTTGCAGTATAAAACTTCAATATACCTGATTCGGGATCAAATACTGAATCACCTGAACCGAATGATAAAACAGACCCACTATTATAAGTTATATAATATGAATATGGATTTCCGTATGTGAATGGTATTATATCAGTAGCACTTGAATTAACAAATGCGAACCCTTGACTATCACCGACTGGAGCTGAGTTTGAACCATTATCTTTAGTTAATGTATATGTTTTAACTTGAACAACCGCATTACTTTGGGTTAAACCTGTTGTCCCATCAGGATAAATATAAGAATCATTTATCAAATTTTGAACTGTTGAACCTGATAATGTTCTAAATGTCGGTAAAAATACTGTCGGTATTTTAGACGTATCGGTCCAAATATTATTAGAAAATACTTGAAGTGATCCGTTATACGCCTCTTCATAGAATGCTCTATTAGTAGATGTGTCACCTTTACCTAATAGTTTCTTAAATAATCTTTGTGCTATTTCGTTTGTGCTTATTGCCATTTTTTATACTTTTTTATGATATTGTTATTCCTGTAAATTTTTTATCGCTTCCTGTTGGTAATCCTATTCTTACATAAATAGTTCCACTTCTCGCAGTTGAACCGAATGTTATTTGTTTTGATGTTGCTGTTGATGCAGGTGCTGCTACCATTGCCGGATCACCATTACCTGATGGACTTCCACTACCAGGGTATGCTGCATTACCATCAATCCAACCTATTCCACCAACCTTAACATTTAAAAATAACCCTGAAGTCACACCATTAGCCGCCGCACTCCAAGTTCCACTTGTTCCATTAAATGTTATTGTTACACTATTTACTGAACTTAATGGACTTCCTGTTAATAAAACAAATCTGGTGTCAGAGCCAGGTGATGAATAATCGTAACCACCATAAGACGTATAATTTCCTGATGGAACTTGATAACTACCATTTAGTAATTGTAATTCGTAATTATAAGACGTATTACTTACATTACCCACAATCCTTTCTGATGAAGTATAAGTTGAACCAAATACTGATGGATAAAATGTTGGGTTTTCACCATTTGCGGCATTTCTTAACCTATTTTCATTTGATACTGTATCAATTCTATAACTCCCCAATGATTGTGGTGATGATGTCCCAACACCATTTATTGCATTGTACCCATAAAATGTTATAGTTGGGCTTTCACTATATTTGTTAGTTGTTGCTGTTAATGATTGTGATGTTAATGTAACAGATTGACCTGAGAATGGTTTAGGTGACAATGAACTACTTGGATATGATGTGCTATTTGTAGTCCAAGTCGAACCATCAATTTTACCAAAAGTTCCTGTCGTATAAAACTTACTTACCCCATTATTAACCCTATATGAATATGTGAAAGAATCACCCACCGCTAATGATGGAACACCTGACACATATCTTGTAATTGAAGGTGTTGATGTCTGACTTATATTAGATATTGTTGGAGTATAAGTATTATCAACATAAAATACCTCAGACGCACTTCCTGTGTTACTATGAGTTAATGTATATGTTTGTGATGTAAATACGTTGTTTGATAAACTATTTTGTGTTCTACCTGAAGCAGCAATCGCTGACCAAAAACCTGATTTACCTGTTTGATTTAAATAATAATCATTAACATTTAATGTTAAACCTAAATAAGTTCCTGTATTAGCGGTAGAAGCGTTTACACTATTAGCCGTTAAAGTTCTAGTTCCGTTAGATACACCATTCACATTAAATGTTATATCACCTAATAAACCATTCCAAAAACCGCTAAATGTTCCACTTGTTCCACCAGTTACTCTAAATTGAGGTAATAGATTATTAAATATTACTTTACTTATTGTAGTTCCTGAAATATTAACCCAATCACCTGAAGCCACTGCTGATGAATAACCAGGACTAATCCAAGTTGATGCGTCTAATCTTGGTGGTTTAGCTGGAGCTAATAAAGCTAATATTGTATCAATCTGATCAACCGCATAATTTATTGTTGATGCTGAAGTTAAACCTAATAAACCTGTATCATAACTACCATCTGTCGGTGTTCCTAATGTTGTGTTACCACCAATACCATAAATTGTATTACCTGAAATATTACCAATAACATTTACATTACCAGTTATTGTTCCACCTGATTTATCAAATTTGGTATTTATTAAATCATTTGTGTTTGCTGAATACAAATAAAAACTATTGGTAAATGAGTTAAATGTAGAGGTATCTAATTTAGTTCCAATTAAAGTATTTGTATTTGATGTATAACTATATAAATTATTTAAGAATGAATTGAAATCCGTTACGTTTAACTTATAATTTAAGTTACCCCACTCAACACCATTAGATTTTGAAAATAATACGTCATCAACTGAACCACTATTGTTTAATCTATCGTATATATTAGTAGTATATAATCCACCTAAACGTAATTTACCGTAACTATCAAAATTAACTTCTGATAATCCCGATGCTGTTGTTGCCGTTGTATAACCTAATTGATATTCACCTAAGTTTTCTTTATATATAAATGCTGTACTACCTGTTGTTGCTCTGTTTATTAATAAACCTGCGTTTAATGTTGCTAATGTGCTACCTGACGCTAATAATAATATAGGTGATGATATAACTGAATTTTGAACATTTATTGTGTTACCTGATCCCAATAAAGTTAAACTACCTGTAATTGTAACATCACCACTAATAATACCACCTGCTTTATCATACTTAGTTCCGATTAAAGTGTTTGTATTTGAACTATAAGAACTAAAATCAGTTATGTTTAATTTGGTTCCGATTAAAGTGTTTGTATTTGAACTATAAGAACTAAAATCGGTTATGTTTAATTTAGTTCCAATTAAAGTATTAGTTCCTGATGTATATGTGTAGAAATTAGTTAAACTTAATTTACTCGTTACTGATGTGCTACCAGATATGATGTTATCAGCTGATCGCCATCTAGCACCTGTTCCTGTTGATGATAAAATATTACCGGCACTACCTGAAGATGAAACATTATCATATAAAGCTGAATTAATATTTAAACTTTCAACGTAAGTAGTGTCTGAAGTTGAAGTATTAATATTAGAACCTAAAATAAAAGTATTTATATGATCTGCTACGTTTCCACTACCACCTAATATATTTGAGTTATCACAATTCGCTTTATTAGCACAACCACCAACAACTACTGAATAATTACCTGATGCTGTGTTATTGCATCCACCACCAATTACGGTACAATTACTAAGTAAAGTATTATAAGCACCACCACCGATAAATCCACCTTGACAAGATGCTGTATTTTGGAAACCACCACTAACAATAGAAAAATTACCACAAACTTTATTGTATGCTCCACCACCTATTGATGTTAAACATACACCACTACCACCATCTAATATTACATTTTGAAAACCACCACCAATTACACTACAATCAGCGTTTGTTCCAACACAGTTAGAACTACCACCACCAACATAAGTATAATTACTATTAGTTACGTTAGATACCCCACCCACAATAGTTGATCTTCCAACACTACCAATAGTATTATCTATACCACCACCTATAAAGCTATAATTACCTGATGAACTATTACGAGATCCACCACCTATAAATGAGAATCTTTCAATATTCGTATTATTTTCACCACCAACGATAATTGAACTATCTGTACTAGTGTCGTTTATATTCCCTTTACCACCAACAATTATTGAGTAATTTGCTGATGATGTATTACTACAACCACCTAATACAGATGAACCTATACTTTGAACTTGATTACCATTATTTATCCTTATCGTTGAACCATTACCACCATCTTCAATAACCTTAGTCGCTAAACCAGACGTTAAAGTACCTAAACAACCATTAGTATTACTTACAAATGTATTATATGTAGATGTTTCTACTTTATTATTTATCCTTGTATTTGTTGTTGCCGTATATGCAGTAAATGTTGAGTAATCTACCTTAGAATCGATTTGTGTTTTAGTTGCCGCTGTATATGTGTAAAAACTTTGGGTAAATGCTGTCCCTAAATTACCTGAACTATTTACTGTCGCTGCGGTATAAGCCCAAAATGTAGTTTTATCTAATTTTTTATTATCTGTCGCTGCGGTATAACTAAAGAAATTAGTGTTATCAACCTTAGTTCCGATTAAAGTATTGGTATTTGAACTATATGAATTAAAATCACTTGTATTTATTTTAGTTCCTATCAAAGTATTGGTATTTGATGTATAAACTACAAATGTTTCTACACTTACATTATTACCTGTTATTATTGTATTGATATTTGTCCATTCTAAACCATCACTACCTTTAGTTAAAACTTGTCCTGTGGTTCCACTATTACTAGCAAAATCTAATATATCACCTTTGATTGATATATTTTCCACATATAAAGTATTTTCAGTTGTTGCGGTTATATTTGAGCCAATAATAAATGTATTATCTGCATTTGTATAATTATTTTGACCACCTAAAATAGCCGAATAAGCCCCTTCAGTTGTGTTATTACAACCACCACCAATTATTGAATAAGCCTCATTTGTGGTATTACAAGAACCACCTAGAATACTTGAATACTCCCTTAATGTTGTATTATTTTCACCACCACCAATAATTGAACAACTACTTGATGTTTGATTATTCGCACCACCTAGAATACCTGAATCTATCCCAGATGAATTATTGTTTGTTCCACCGACAATAGTATCAGCACATACCGTACCTGTAAATTCGGTAGTATTTGGACTAAATGATACCGGTAATGTATTCCCTAAACCATCACTTATCGTATGTGTAGTTGTTCCGGTGAATGATTCATTATTAAATAATTTTAGTAATGAATTAAAGGTTTTATTTATAAAATTGTTATTTAAACTTGACATTCTCTTTGATTTTTATTTATTTATAATTCTTGTCTTACAAAAAACTGAGTTATTTCTTTATATTCCCTTATTTCTTGATTTGAACTTACCCTTATATCTAAATAGTACTTATTCGGTAATAACCAACTACTATCTAAAACAAAATAATTCATATTTGCGCTTCTATTAACGTCAGTCCAATCTTGAACAAGTATTTCATTTAACGGACCTTCTTTAACATATATTTTATATTGAACAAATTCAGTTAAAACAGGTACTTCATATACATAAGGCTCTCTTACACTTATTACCACTTTTCTTCTTTCACCTTTTCTTACAACTTCATCCCTTTTCAACCCATTAAAAGATAAACCATATTCTTTTGGTAAATACTCCCCAGTTCCTATTGAATAGTATTCATCACATTTAACCTCAAACTCTAAACTAGCATCTGGTTTTCTTATACCATTTATTGATAAATTAGTCCATACGTCATTAAATAATACCGAATCATATGGATAAGTTTCAGGTATATATAAACTCACATAATAAACCCCAATAGTTTTTTGGGTTGCCGTAATTGATGAAAATATATTACCACTTTCATTATATACCCTACAAAGAGGTAATGTATCTAAGTTTTTAGGTGTTCCATTCTGATTAACATAAAGGAATAAATTATTCATCTTACCTTTATAAAAGAAGTTTCTATCATCTTGAATTAAATCGTCATAATTTGTTTCTAAGAATGGTTGATAGAATGTTTGTGTATATTTAGAAAAGAAACCCACATATTGTAATGAAGCGTCAAATGTAGTTGCTGAATAAGGTATATTTTCCAATGATGTTGTAAATGCTAAACCATAACTCACACCACTAAATATTCTATTCTGTAATCTGTTATTTATTTCACTTGAAATATCTAATTTCAAATCCTCATTACCCAAATCAAAATGTTGTGTTGCAACAATATTAGGTGTGCTATAAACACCAGGTGAATTCCAACTTGAATTAGTTTTATTGTAATACCAATTTGAAGGTGTTTCCGTATAGGTAAAAGGTTCTCTAATTAAAGTTTCTGTCTTGTAATCGGCATAGTCATAACCAATACCTTGATCCCAAGTTTCACCACTTATTTTGAATAAAATAAGGTCGAATGAATTACCTCTTGTTTTAGTACCAACAGCCTCACCAAATAATTCATCAAAAGACGAACAATTCTTTAAGTTTAATGTGTGAGTTGTTCCGTTTAATGTAGAAATTGTTTTACCTGTATATAAGTTATATATATTTGTTAAATCAATATCAAAAATATACCTTGAAAAAGTTCTTGATTGATTTTGATCGAAACCATAATATAACTCAGCAATTGGATTTCTTGCTGTATTAACATAAGAGTTTCTAACTAATGTATTGTTTTTACTAAAATATGTTCTATATTTTCCCATTTTTTTTATATATAAATAGTTTCCTTTTCAATTATATATATTTATAGAGTATAGAAAATTAAAGAAATGATAATATTTGGATTTTACATACCGACACCAGTTATAGTATCCCTTTTAGGGATTATTAGTGGGGCTATTGGCTACATAGTTAAAGTTTATATGGATAAACATAAAAACAACACTAAAATTGAAAGAATTAAACGTAATATTACCAAATCTAAACAGATTGTTGGTAAGCTACAACAAATATTAGAAATCACAAATGCTGATAGAGTATCCATTACAGTTCTTCATAACGGAGGTGTTTTTTATAATAAGAAAGGACAAAAAGTTGAATTTACTAAAGGTAGTATGATATATGAAGTTGTTTCTTCAGGAATTTCAATAGAAAATATGGATTTTAAAGACGTATTACTTACACCATTTTCAGATCATTTTATGCCATTCTTTGATGATAAAAAATATTCGTTAGATACCAATGAAATAGAACACCCTTCTACGTGGAAAAACTATCTTTCCAATAAAGGAATTAAACACGATTATGGGTTTGTTATTGAAAATATTGAAGGTTCAATATTTGGGTTTGTTAGGGTTTCATTCATTAAAACAAGAAAGAAATTGAATGAAGAACAAATAGATGAAATTGAAAAATTATCTTATTTGGTTTCAGGGTATCTATAAAAAAAACCCAACATCTCTGTCGGGTTTCTGAGGCGATCGAATCTTATCGCTCCACCAATCCATTTTGAAAGAATGGATAAACTTTTTGTGGACTTTGGGGGATTCGAACCCCCGTTCCCGTAATTTGTAATCAATTAAATTATTTACAAGCTTAGGTTATTTTCTTACAACCAAATATCCCTCTTATTTTGACACCAATCAGGAAAATGTGTGATAGTTATTAACTACTCTATCAAAAGGGTTTGCTGTGTTTGGCTTTAAGCCAAATTCACTTAAGCTAACTCAAGTTCAGCTTCTTGAGTTTTGAAGCTCTTCATAAGTGAAGTTGGGAGGCTCATCATGTCCTCTGAATTGTAACCGTTGCCAGTTGATTTTTTACGTCAGTTTTTAAAGACTTAATGTAGGTCTTGCTTGTTTAAAAGGCTCAAACATTACAGGTCAAAACCAGTAAAAGCCCATATGTTATACAAAGATAATAAAAATTATTTAATTCAACTACAAATTTTTATCTTTTTTCTTATCTTTCTTTATATATAATAAATATAATCAAATAAGTCAAATATGCTCTTAGAAACAACCAAAGAAAAAGATAAAATCACAAGTATTTACGAATCATCTAATATCTATAAATCAGTATATAAATTTTTAGATAATGATTTATTCATCACCTTCAATAATGGTAATATCTACAAATATTTAAATGTTGATATGCCCACATTCTTGAAATTACAAGAATCTGAAAGTATTGGTAAGTTTTTCTCTGCTAATATAAGAACAAAATTTGATTTTGAAAAAGTAGGGTCCGAAGACCCTAAAATTATTGTTGAAGATGTTAAAAGGTTAAAATCTAAATTAGGGTTTAGTTCTTAAGCTGTTAATCTCATAGATTCTGACACTTTTTTACCGCCTAACCCTGACGTAATATTTACACGATTTGCTGCCTCTCTACCTGAATTAAATGCCGACCTATCCGATATTTTCATTCTTGAAGTCGATGTTTTTAATTTTAAAGAAGGGTTATGTTCTTTAAACATTTGTTCAGTAATACCCATTTTATTATACAACATCAACCCAGTTTCTTGTGCTTCTTTACTGATACTATCCTTCATATCACGAAGTCTTTGACTTAATCTGATAATCATACCTTTGTAAAAAGAACCTCGAGCTACCTTACCACCAATCATCTTATATTCAGATGTTTTTTGGTATTTAGCATATTCGTTATCCATTGCGTGTGATAGTAAATCAAATAAATAACCAGCGAACTCAACATCCTTTTTAGCCCCAAAGAAATTATACACATAATTACTCATACGTTTAGTGAAATAAACTTTAGTGTCTGTAAAATGAGCTATTGCTGTTACTACATCGTGAATAGGTTTTTTAGTTTTACCATCAATGGTAATTTTATCCTCAATAAACTCTTGAGATTTAACCTCAACTTCTGTCATAGACAAATCGTATTCTTGAAGAAGTCTTGAAATTACTTCAGCCGCAACCATTGCTTCTGACTCTGTACATCCATTAGCTGTAGTTCTTTCTTTTAAAAGATTAATTCTTTTGATGATTGATTCACGTTTCGTGTTAGTCATATATGTTTCGTTTATTGTGATACAAATATACAACTTAAAATTAAACCACCAAACTTTTTTTAAAATAATTTTAAAAAGTTATATAATCTCTTGTAATACTGTTCTTTTTTGTAGTCAGGTTGTGTCATTAAAGCACATAGATGACAGAAATAAAATAACTTATCAATTAAAACTTCCCTATTTATAGGACCTCCAGGATACCTAAATTCAATATAATTATATTTCTTTAATCTTGTTATATTAAATCCGTATAACTTAAAATAAGTGGGACTTTCATACCCTTCACTATCCAATAACTTAAATAAGTATTCATTAAAATATTTTTCAACATCCCTTAGATTTTCTTTATTAACGGTAAATGTATCCTTTTCCTCACTAACCTTACCAAATACTAATCGTTTAAATGAACCGGCATATTTAGACTCAACCCTTTTTTCAATACCCTTAAAAACATAAGGAACTTTGTTTTTCGATGTTGATGGGTCATCACTTAAAAATAACACCCCTTTAAGAACATTCCAATCCATTTTTTCTTTAAATCCAATATTGATATGCAATCCTGTTTTTTCCGTAAATTTCCAATATGATTGATTATCAAAGTCATCGTAGAAGTCATTTATCATATCTATTGATTCGGACACAGAATTCAAATAGGTTAAAGGTGAAAATTCAATACCTCTATCTAATGAAGAATCAACTTCAAATTTCATCTTATCCGACCATTTATCATAGAAATTAGGTAAATGTTCTTTCACTTTCATTGATAAGTAAGTTAAGTTGTCATTGGTATATTCCATTGAAATTGCTCTTATTACGTCAATAATACGTTTTTCATTTCTATTATTATAATAAGATGGATTTAACAACTCATCATAGGTAAAATCTTCGTCATCCAATTCTATTTGATCAATTATGTTATCAATAAAAGATGGTTTCGCTCTTCTATCATCCCTTAATTGGTTATGGACAGTTGTTCTTATTTGATCAATAATTAATTCATCATCCTCATCTTCAGGTGTATAAGAGTCATCAGTCTCTAATTCAAACTCAAAGGCGATTGTAAATTGACCATCTAATTCTTTTAAGACATCAATATCTTTTTTATTATATTCAGTTAAAATCATATATTATATAAACATATCAGGATATTCATCAATCATAGAGATTGTTATTCTTCTTTTGTTTGTGTCGGTATCTACATAATCAACACCAACCAATCTTTTAAGTTTTTCTTCAACTCTTAAATATTGTTCAGGTGTAATATCACCAGCATATCTTGGACTATCTAACGATATTTTTATTTCATAATATCCTTCATAGTCATCTTCATTATACTCAGTATATTTTACAAAGGATTCTTCATAGTCATCATAAACTAAACCAGCGTCCTCAATTATCTTTTTAATTTCTCTATGAATATCAGGAATTACTTTATACTCACTCACATCCTTAGACTCTTTAATTAAACGTTCAATAACCATCTTTTTAACGTCTTTTGGGTTTGATGTATCATAGATAACAAATGTCATATCAGGTTTTTCTTTCTTTAACGATTTCATAAACTCTTCCATCGCTTTCACATTTTTCTTATCGTCATCTGAAAAACCCACACTAATCTCCAACTCACCCTTAGATTTAGGATTTTTAATCCTTATATCTTTAGCATCTAAAGATTTAGCGACACCCTCAATATAGTCAATAAAATCCCTTGACGCTATTTGTTTAGCCAATTCAGGTTTTTCAGCTCCAGCCATTGAACCAAATTGTTTTTGGAATTCAGGTGATGAAACAGGGTAATATCTTTGCTCACCCAAATATTTTTCAACCAAGTCATTAAATGGTAAATCACCATATAACTTTTTTAAGTTTCTTTTAAATACTATCTTCTCATCAGGAGTTAAAGCCATATTGATAAAAGTCCTCACACCCCTTTTTAATGTCGCTGGAGCGTGCCCTCTTGCTGTGATGATAGCAAAGTAGTTACCGTATTTTAAAGCCTCTTTAAACTTCTTAAAAGAAGGGGCTTGTTTATTATTCTCAATAGCTTTTTTAGTATCTTCTATAAACGCATTTTCTCCCCTTACACCATAATCCCTAAATTCATTAAAAGCGTCATCCTTAACTTCATATTCTGGATTATTTCTCAACTCAGCAAATTCACTTGTTGATACATATACCGGTTTATTACCCTTATACATCTTAATCTTCGTTGGAAGGTTTAGGATATTATCATCCCAATCGAATTTATACACCCTAAGTTTTCTTCCTTCTAATATCAATTTCTTCATATTATATAAATATTACAATTTGTTAATTTTGGACAAACATAGGTATTATTAATTGAATTAACAAAAAAAAAGGTGAATAAATTAATATTCACCTTTCTAATTTAACTTATTTTAATTATTATACATTCTCAAATGAAGCTCCTTGAGGTGTGATAACAAACTGAATGTTAATATATTCCAAAGCTGATGTTGGTTTCAAGTAAATTGTTCCATTCAACTCATTATTATCAATATCTTCAGGTGCGTTACTCAATTTAACTCTGAAATCAGTTAAACCTCTTTCTCTTCTGATACCATCTAAGATTGGATTTACTAAATTCAAGAAGTCGTTTCTTACTTGTTGATCGTTTGGTTGGAATAATAATCTTAAACCAACTGCTGCGATAAGCTTTCTTGTTTGTAGTAATAATCTTCTGATATTTAATCTATCAAGAACAGAATCTCTGATTTGTAAGTTTCTATTACCCCAAATAACCGGACCAACACCTCTAAATGTAGCGATTGGATTGATTCTACCTGGATATAATGTATCTCTATCTGTTTGAGATAATTTTCTTCTCGGTTTTGATACAACTAAACCTCTTTCAGTTCCTGCAATTGCATACCATTCGTAAGAGATGTTATCAGTTAAAGCTAAGTTTCTTACAACTTCAGCTGTTGGTGGCATCCATACCTTAGAATTATTTTCTGTGTCATTATAAAGAACGAATGGGTAATAAGTTGCCGTATAGTTAGAATCGATACCTACTTCATCTAATATTGAAACAACCGTATTTGAATCATACCAATTGTTAGTGTCTGAAGAATCAGAAGCGAACATATTAATATCAGGTAAAGTTGGGATATAGATACTATCAGCCCTGTCATTTTCAACCATATCAATTGTATATTCAACCAATGATGAGTTGTTTTCAATATCAATACCTGGAGTTACCAATACATTGATATCCGCATCTTCAGGATTTGAATACTTTTCAATAGCCGTTCTATAAGCGTAGTAATCAGAATTACCAAGAGCACTAAATCCTTCGTTAGTATAAGTGGTTTGTCCAATTCTATAACTATCACCGTTAGTTCTATAAGCTCTATAAATATCCCATCCATCATAACCACCATAAGGTGCTACTGTGAATTTTCTACTTAATAAACTTGAATAAGCTGTTCCTGTTGTCCCCGCTTCTGTTTGGAATGGAGCTACACCAACATCAAATGTTGCCGCTACACCATTTACACTTACACTTGTTGCCCCCGAATCCATATGGAAACCATTAGTTGTTGTAGTTGAAGCAACATTACCTTTATATTGGAAAAAATCACTATCATAACTCCAGAAATTACTATCAGAAATACCTAAGAAAGATTTTCTAATATTATCTCCACTTGAAATTATTGGTGAAATACCTGCTGGTGGATTTGTAATTGTTTCACCTGCTGTAAAGTATTTAGTTTTATATTGAATTTTAGGGTTAGCTGTTCCTGAACCATAAGTTCTAATAGTATAACCCATAAAACCTGCTGGAACCGCTGTAGATGGAGCATCGGTAGCGATTTCAATCATAATGTATTTAGATTTTAAATCATATTTACCATCAATAGTTCCGACTTTTTTACCGATATAAGTCAATTGACTTTCATCCATTGAACATCTAATGTATTTTTCTAAAATAACAGGATTAGCATCTGTATCGTTGAAATCTCTTACGATTAAATCAAATTCTCTTCTCTCTAAATTGATATTTTGAATTGATATTTTAACTAAAGTATTTGCCGCATTACCATCAGAAATTGTTATAACTCTAAATAATTTGAATACGTCAGTTCCTCTTAATTCTGATACGAAATAAGGTGTTGATGGTGTAGCCCATTGTTCTTTATAGTTAGTCATATTTACACCTGATGAGGATGAGTTAGTAGTTAAAGTAGTTTTTAAACCTCTAATATAACCCTTTAAATAACCATAGTTTAATAACTCAGTATATATCTCCTCAACGAATAAAGCACTTTGTTTTTCTTTTGGTTGCTTACCTAATACAAGTGGTATGTATTCTTTCTTAGTATCATCCATACTAACAGAGTAATTGAATGATGCGCCAGCCGTAGTTGTTCCACTTAATTTGAAACCACCTTTAGAATTTAATGTAATATCATCTATTGGTATTAAAATAGGATTTCCACTAACAACCGGTGTTAATGTATTGTTAGACCAATTAGCATCACTTCTTAATGTTGCCACTACTAAATTATCCCAACCACTATAACCTGCAACTGATGCGTTATAATTGATGAAATTAGTTATCCCTGAATAAACACCACCCGGATTTAAAGTTAAGCCTGTAACATAAACACCATAGGTAATACCTGAAAATGTATTTACTCCTGTCGATACGAATAAGTTATTAAGCCAAGTACTATCACTAGTATTACTATTTAAAACATCTGTCATTGATGTTGTCGTAATACCTGTAATTGTTGAAATTGTTGTAGCAGTTAAATCACCATATCTATATGATATAGTTGATGCTGATAACGCCCCAATTCTTGAACCGTATGAACTAACAACTGAACTAAAGAATTGATTAGTTGTTGCTGACACCACCCTTTGATAAGGTGATAAGAATGATGGGTATGTAAATGTTAATGTTCCACCAGTTGTTAATTGGAATGGTGTATAAACATTTGTTGGACTTGCTAATGATATTGTTGAAATATCAGGTTGTGCGATTGTGCTGATTGACCAAGCCGAACCTGCATCATAACCACTTAAACCTAATATTCTTGTCATATACATTTGACTTGCTTGAGATAAGTATTCTCTCGCTATGTAATTACCTTCATATTTTAAAATTTGTGTTCCTGAGAATTTTTCAGGATTTGCACCACCGAAATAAGTAGTGAATTCATCGTAGTTTTTTACTAGAATCGGTTCAAACGCTGGTCCTCTTTGAGCCTCACCTACTATACCTAATGAACTAACACCCAAACTTTGTGCTGCGAATGTTAAATCAACTTCACTAGTATATACACCAGGTGATACGTTTATTTGTTCTGCCATAATTTATTTTTTTATCTTTTTATAATTTATTTATTCTATAAATAGTTGTTATTTTTACAAATAACATTATACTACTATAATTCTTCCGGAAAATCTTCCATCCGGCGAATCTATTACCGATATGATAATATCACCACTAGTATTTGTGACTATACTATCCGGCATAACGACATTATAAGAAGTAGAAACTAACTCTTCAATTAAAAAGAAAGGGGTTAATCCCTTATTATGTTCAGATGCTAAATAAGTTATTGAGTAATACCCACCAACAGGAACACCCCAATCAGTAGTAGAATTAAACATCTTAACAGATTTTGTTGATGAATCACCGCTAATTTGAAGTATCTTTGTTGATAATACACTTATATTTTGTCTAAATGAATTCATTATCCGTTTATTGTTATTGCGCTATTATTAAATATTTGAATAATACTCAAATAACTAGATTGTGTTACATCAGTTCTAACGATTGATACTTTTATTTGATCGTTTGCATCTACTGAAACAGGTAAGGTTACTAAACTATTATTTTTATAAATACTATATGATGTTATATCTGATTTTACATTAGTCACTTCTTTTAACATTCCAGGGTATAAATTATTAAATGTTAATTCCGTTGTATTTGAATCATACATTAAATTATATATTGTTTTCTTTTCAAAGTAATATCCCGCTAAAGATGTATCTACATCAGTTATGAAATTTTCAGCACCTAAATTAGCGTTATATGTTCCTAATAATGTCACACTACTATTAACACTTGAATTAGTTTGTGATACTGTTATCTCAACAATATCCCCTTGAATTAAGTTAAATGTTGGCGTTACTGACACCCCATTCTTTTTTATTTCATAAAAACTTGTATTATCTGCCACAACACCATTTATTGTATATTCTCCATCTACAACAAATGATACGTTTAATGGTGAATCAACAAAAAACTCAATAAATATTTCCAAGTGTCCATCGTTAAACCTATTTACACTTACATTTTGTGTTTTTTTAGTCCTTTTTTGACCTAAAAACTTATAATTTGTTAATATTCTACTAACCGCTGGTTTTATAGTAAATTCTTCTTCATCTAATAAAAATCCGTGTAAATTAAAATTATACTTTTGAACGTAAAATCTTTTTTTATTTATATCACTTATTTCGTGTTCATCGTCTATACCATCCAATGTTATTGGAACATAATGTCCATTTACATCAGTATATGCTTGATTAGATGAAAACTCAGTTAATACAATTTTATTAAACTCATTTAACTCCCTTAATCTTGACGAAAATAATCTTACTTCATATTGAACATCAACGTGTATTGGTTGTGGTATTTCATAAATATCATAACCATTTCTATTTCCATTCCATACAGGAACTTTTAATATAGGTTTTTTATGTAAGTAAGGAATATTGTATTTCATATTGTCCGATAATACAACATCTGTATTTCTTACAATAGTTATGAATGGCATTTGAACATTCTTATATTTGTCCGAAAACTGCCAAGTTTTAGTAAATTCATTCCAATTCTGTATTGATAAAAATAATACCGGAACTTCTTTACCGTCTATATTTAACAACAAAGTTTTATTTGTGAATTCAACAAAACCTCTATCTAAATCTTCATGCAATACCCCTTTCGGTAAGAAACTTTCGTTTTGTCTTATCCTTTCAACCAAAGAAACCCTTTCGGAGTTTAATTCCTTTTGTAATTTAATTTGTATATTTTTTTTAGGTAATCCCATTATATATAAATACTTTATAATACATTATATATTATAATTTATTATTGTTCTATCAATTGCTGGTTTTATTATGAAGTTATTTTCATCTAATAATAACCCCTCTTCAATTAACTTATAAGTTTGTTTATAAAACCTCTTACTCATTATATCTACTTGGTTATCACTTGACACCCCATCTAATTTTATTGGAATATAATGTCCGTTTATTGATGTATATGCTTGATTAGATGAAAACTTAGTTAATACGATTTTATTAAACCTATTCAATTCTTTTATTCTCGTTGAAAATATTGTCACATCGTAAGATACATCAACTCTTATTGGTTGCGGTATCTCATATATATCATACCCATTTCTAACTCCATTCCATACAGGAACTCTTAATAAATCTTTTTTAAATAAATAAGGTATATTATACTTCATTTGATCATTTAAATTTACTTTAGTGTTCCTTACAATAGTTATGAATG